AGTTTCAACATCTAAACTATCATCTATATCAAAGTTCTTAACATTGCCAGACTCCTCTAGCTCCTCAATTATAGATCCAAAATAAGAACCACTTATTCCAGCTTGAAATGAACACTCAAATTCTTGTTCGTAACTTTCAGGTGACATTGTTTGTTTAGCAGCATCTAATTCTTCTTTGGCTATGATCTTTGTTTCACTAGCTCTAAATACTTTAGTAAACCAATCTTTATTTGTTTTAGCTTTTTCATGCAGTTCGTAGAACCAGTTTCTCCCCATTGGTGTGCCGATAAAAATTGCGAAGCCTTTTCTGTCCGATAAACATGGTCTTAAAATAGTATCAAAGAGGTCTGGCGAAAGGTTTTGAGTTTCATCGCAAACTATACCATCAAAGTATTGACCTCTAATAGCAGCACTATTCTCACCACCTAAAATTTGTATTCTTGAATTGTTTATTCCAAAGTCCACCCTTAATTCAGACTCATTAAACTTAACTCCTGGAATTGTGGCAGAAAATTGTTTCATGTAATCCCATGCAGTAGATTTACCCTGCAAACGATATGGAGAGATAAAAGCATATCTAGGATAGGGTTTAGTGCTTGTTAGAGCAGCTCTAATGAGGTGGTTGATAGCAAATACAGTCTTACCCCCTCTCCGGTGAACAATCACTACATTGAAGCGGTTCTTATCGCATTTTTCATGCAAAAAATTTTGGATTTGTCTTGGTGCGTAAGGAATAACAATTTGTTTCATTTTAAAACAAAACCCCCCTTAATGAATTGTTTCATTTGAATTAGGATAATCGCTTGGCAAAATGAATTGTGTTCTAAGAAACTCTGAGAAGTCGTTAGCTTCTTCCTCATCTTCAAAACCTTGAAAGTGTGTAATCACAATTGGTTTCTTGGTTTTTTTATCTTTCATAATGAAGATTATTGTTTTTAGAAAAGTATCATTCATGTGTTTATGCCTTGTATCAATATTATTTTAGTCGGTAACCTAAAAAGTGGGTATACCACTTTTAAAACCCCCCATGTTCGCTATTTGTTCTTCATAATTCAGTTATTACAATCATAAATTTTATAATGATAAGTTAATCGTTATCATTAGTTATTTCCGATAATACTAAGTTATCACCAGTTTAGAACCTTTCTAAGTAATTGTGTGATATTTTTGCAACACTCATGTATAATATCTAGATTTTATGTGTGCAGTTTTTACCACTAAACCAATTAAATCAACAGTTCCAGAAGGTTTAGCAAAAGATTTAATCATAAATAATCTAAGGTTTAGACCAAGAAATTGACAATGGTTGGTTACTATCGCCTTTTATTTGCAATGTTTCGGCTGCTTTGCCATAAGTTTTAGACGATAATTTACTAGCACTCCATTGATTATGTGCAGTAATAATTTTATAAAGGTTTACCATTGATTGTGCAGCTTTGGGATCTAGATCACCGGACTCAATCTTTAGTTCTAATTCTTTTCTTTTATCTTCCAGGTCAGATAATTTTAAATCAATTGCCAATTCTTTCGATCTGACATAATTAGCCATTAGTTCATTATCTTTTATTAGATAAGCTCTAAATGATTGCCAAGTAATAGGAACATCATCTCTTGAAAATAATTCTCTAATTGTCAAACCATCTGCAATCAAAGACAATATATGAGCTTTTAATTTATCTGTTAGTTTTCTAGGTCTTCCTGCCATAATTTTTATTTATTAAACGACCTGGCAAGGCAAGAAAGAAAGGAAAGAAAAGCACTCACCAGGTCTAGTTAATTAACTTATTTAGACTAACGCAAGGGAGCTAGTAGTCCAATAATCTATTAACACAATATATGGTAGTTTACAAATCAAAAGGAGTTGGTTTCTTTTTAAATGTTCTATTATCAAGGGTAATGGGATTAATCTTTATTTTGTTATTAAACATCATTTTATCAATAATATTTTGGACAGTCCAAGCTCCAAACTTAAGATTGTTGACTATCCAACGCATCTGTTCAGCGGTGAGCATTCCACTCTTGAAATCGTTTTCAATCTGTAAAACTATTTCAATTTTCTGATCGGCGGTATAGGTGTTCTTATAACTTAATTGTAAAGGTTCATTATTATAGTAATATTCATCTTCATTCATTTCTTAAAACCTTTAAACTTTTTCTTATTACTATTGTTATTATTACTATTGTTATTACTCTCTAAATACTGCCCAAATTTTGGGTAGTCTGGTTGCTTAGATTTTGACACCCTGATTACCCTATTTTTGGGTAGTCTTAAGGTATATCTGTTGGCACTTGATAATCTGTGAATAACTAAGTAACCATTATCAACAAGCTCTTTTTTAGCCTTTTGTAAGGTATTGACAGAAACACCAAGTTTTTTGCATAAATTGGAGTTCCTCAAGTTCCTATAATTGCTAGATAATGACTTAATATAACAAAATAAGACTTTAGCCTCATTTCCTAGCTTATCGTCATATATAATTGAATTTGGGATCATAGCGAACCCATTCTTAGTCTTTTCCATATTCTTTTAATTCCTTCCTTGCTAGACCTTCTACATGTCAAAATTTAAGTAGTCAATTAAGAACATTTAGCGAACATAAATATTTATACAATCTTAGCTTATATGGTTTGACATACTGGACAAAAATGATACAAGAAGATATGTTTAAAACAAATCAACAAAAGGAAAGAAACAAAATGAATAATTGTTATGAATGTGGATCAGATATAATTTATCCTAATGATGCTTTTGATGTTATTTCAAAATGCTCTAATGAAGATTGTGAAACCAATCAAATTAAAAAAAATAAAATTGATCAAATTACTCATTTAGAAAATCAAAAAGTTTTAAATGATCAAATGGATAACTCATAAATAAACCAGGAAAGGAAAGAAAACATGACAACATATATATACAACAAAGACAGTTTTGAAAATTCAGTAGAGGTTGATAATTACCCTTATGGATTTAAAAAAACTAGCAAAAGATTTTGGTTAGAGACTAATAAAAAAGGTACTAGACTAGCTACATCTACTAAAAATCCTAAGTCTGGAGAGTGGAACAAGGTTAAGACTTCAACATATTCTGAAGTTGGAGTTTTAACATCAGATATTAAAGATGGTAAAAACTTTATTTCTTGGACAGGTTTAAGCGGTTATTCAAATGATAAAGATATAGTTGAATTTACTAGATCAGTAGATGTTCAACAACTTCCAGAGTTATCTCAAAAGGCTATTTGTTTTTTAAAAGCCAAAAATCATGCCTGGAAAGGTGTCAAGGTTGAGTTTGTTACAAATCCAACACCAGAACAATCACAGAAGTTAAAAGAAAACGAAGACAAGGCAAAAAACTATTTAGCTGCTGTAGGTTCAAGAGCTTATAATACTTGTTTAATTAAAAATAATTTAAATTAAAGATCGAAACTTGGGGGAGCAATCCCCCTTGTCTTAGGCTAAATGCCTAACTGATGAGATCAGAAACTAAAAGAAAGGATAAAACAAGATGACTATATTAAAATCAAATGGCGGTAAAATGTTAGAGTATTTAACTATTGAATTGCAATCTGGCTGGGATGTGAACGATTTAGCAGATGCACTATTAGTGGATAAATGGACTGTAGAAGAAATAGAAAAGCTTTCATATAAAGAAATTACTAAAGCTGTGAAAGAGTCTATTGTTTATAATGGTAGAGCAAAAATAGAAGATGCTTATCAAGATGTTTATAATTATAAAACTAACCATGAAATTGTAGTTAATTTTATTACTAATTTAAAACCAGAATTATTAACTCAACAAAGGGGGAGTCTTGAAAAATAAAGTTTATTCAGTAACAAAAGACCTAGAACAAAGAAATCCAGGAAAGCAATTTTTCAGTTTTATGGATATGGAAGACGCAGAGATTAGGAAAAAGGAGGTTATTTTGCCTTTACCTAAAAAATACTTTAATAATATAGTTAAACTTATAAAGGGGGAAAAATGAGCAAAGAAAAAAAAATATATTATTCTGATTTAACAACTTTAATTGATGTTTGTTATAGTTGCTCAAGTCAAAATATAGTTGTTAGTAATCATAATGATGATGGTAGAGAGTCATTTTGTAAAGATTGTGGCAGCGAAGATATTGGAGCAGAATTTCCAAAAGATTTAATTTAACAAGGGGGATAAATGAAAGATAAATACTATAAATGCGTTTACCAATTGAAAGAAAAAATACAAGATAAAAGATGGTTATTTGGTAAAGTTTACCATCAAGGAACTTTCAGAGGTTTTTTTAAATCTAAAAAGGATTGTATTGATTATGCTAAAAAATTAAATAATTGTAAAAAAGTTATTTCTGCTTTTAGTAATGATGACATTTTACAACTTGCTAAAGATTTAAAAAATAAATTAAAAGAAAAAGGTTATATTGTAAATCGTCATTATATTGTCAGATATAAATCAGATGATAGTAATAGGTCTAAAGCAGGTGTTGACATGATTTCTATTTATACAAGCGATCCAGAAAAAGCTTATAAAGAAAAATTTATTGATAAACATAACATAAGGGATTTAAATTTTGCTAAAAAAGACATCCCATATGCTAGTATTTATTTTAATTAAGAAAGGAACTATGAGAAATAAATATGGTTTGCCTTTAGTCTATGATTTTAATATAGCTTTAAGGGATAAAAGGAGAATAAGGAATTTAGAATATATGAAATGGAACTGTCCTAAAGGTTGGAAAAGTCTTTGGAGAAAGAAATTAGACCAATTAAAAAAGAATATAAATGAAAGAAAAAATAAAACTCTCAACTAATATAGACAAAGAAAAATTGGCTATACAAACTTTCAAGAACATTATTGAAGGATCTAGGTCTGTCAATGGTGTTACTTGGAATAGAATTAAAAACCTAAAAAGAAAGGATCAAATAGAATGTCTGAGGACTTTAAGATAGAAAAAAATGTGCCATTAATAAAAGACTCAAGAAAAGGAGGTAAATTAACTAATCCATTATATTTAATTGCTAAAAAAATGGAAATTGGGGATAGTATTAAATTTCCTTTACCAGAGTTTGCTCATGCAAATTATGTAAAAAGAGATGAATATACTGATGATGAATGGAATGATGCACTTAAAAAAGAAGCTAATTTTAACTATTGGAGTAACGCACCAAAAACTTTAAGAAGATATTTAATAGAACTTTATGGAAAAGGCTCTGTTGCAGAGAGAAATTTATGTAATATTCCAGAAGAAAAAACAAATGAATCTGGTGTAAGAGTTTGGAGGATTAAATAATATGGTTGAAACAATTATCGCAGTAGAGATTGCATTACTTATTTTTTATTATGCAACAAACTAAAAATTGTTCTATGTGTAAAAAGACTAAGAGTCTTTTAGAATTTTGGTTTAGAAAAGATCAAAATAATTATAGAGCTAATTGTAAAGAATGCTGTTCTAAAGGAAGAAAAAAATATTATAAAAAGAATAAAAAAAAACTTCTAATTTGGCATAAAAAATATCGTTTAGATAATAAAGATAAAATTAATAAACAACAAAAAAAATACTATTATGAAAAAGATGGTGCAAAACAAAGAAGAATATGGAGAAGTAAAAATTTATTAAGAGAAAGAAAAACTGCTAAAAAATATAGATTAAACAACCCTGAAAAATTTACAAATTATAATAAAAAAAGATGGCAAAAAATTTTAAATAATCCAGAATTACATAAAGAAATTAATAGAAAAAAGAAAATACAAAATTCAAAACTTGAAAGAAAAATAAAACAACAAAAAGCATTTAAAAAACATTTTAAAAAAAATAGAGAATATTATAAATTAAAAAATAAAAAACATTATAATGATAATAAAATTTATTATCACTTAAAAACAATTAACAGAAAAAAATATATTATTCAAAGAACTCCTAAATGGGCAAACCTAGAAAAAATTAAACAAATTTATTTAAAAAGAAAAAAGGGTTATCATGTAGATCACATTGTGCCTTTACAAGCTAAGAATGTTTCTGGACTTCATGTTGAAAATAACCTTCAATATTTGACCGCTAAACAAAATATAAGCAAAGGAAATAAATTTTTTGAATGAATATTTATGGAGATATGAGAACCTGTATTAAATGTAAAAACAAAGCTGATGTAGTAGAGAAAGGAAAAGATTATTGTGCAGAATGTTGGTTTAGATATTTTTCTGGCGAAACTATTGAACAATATGAAAAAAGAGTTAAACAATTAGATCAAGCAAGAAAGGATAAATATGATAAAAGTTAAATTAGAAGCTAATGAAGTAGAACTAGCCTTAAATATTGCCTCTAAAAGGTACATAGGCAACCTTAGAATGGGTAAAACCTTTTCTTATGGTTACACCAAAGGAATTAAATCACAACTAACAGATGGCATCTTAGGAGCTTTAGGA